AAATACCCAGTTGATACTACATTTAAATTTTGTTTTGATAGAGGCTATACTTGCTTTTATAATCACAGAGGCCAAGGACTAAAACTTGTAGAAAATATTGAGCATGGAATAAAGATAGCTTTAACTATGCCAGAGATAACTGATGGAGATTTTTTGTTTTTAAATGGCAATAGAACTTAAAAATAGTGTATTCATACATGTGCCCAAGACTGGCGGTCGTTGGGTAAAACAGATGTTGTTTAATTACGTAGAAGGAGCCAAAGCTATTGGTGATGCAGTATACGATTCACACAATACACCATTTACAAATAAACAACCGTTTGCTTTTCTTAGACATCCTATGACGTTTGTTCATAGTTTATTCCACCATCGTGCGAGAAAAAAATCAAATACTAGAGGACATCAATGGAATTGGCAAAACGATCTTAGATTAGAAAAAGAATGTCAAGCTGAGGATTATGAAACATTCCTTATTAAAATAGTCGGGAATAAAAATGTAGTTAAAGACTACTATGATCATTATACAACGAATCATTATCATGATATTAAATTTGGATATATGGAAACACTTTGTAATGATCTTATAATTATGATTGATGCTCTTGGTGAAAAATTTGATGAGCCATCAATTTACAGCCACAACAAAGTAATTGTAGGTGGTAGAGATGCTGGCGGCCCAATAACTGTACAAGATGCAATGATAAAACAAGAATATCTTGATGCTATGTATGAGTCAGAAAAAGAATTATTTGAAAGGCATGAGGTATGGATGCCGTCCTAGATTATTTACGAAAACAATTAACTGAGCAAAAAAATAATTTAACTGAAACAATAACTAGTGGGTCAGCTGAAAATTTTGCAGAATATAAATATCAGATTGGAATTATAGAAGGGTTGACGATAGCTTTAGAAGAAATTAAATTAACAGAAAAAAACTTATATAATGAAGGAGAAGACGAAAAATGAAAGCAGCAGGAGTAGCAACAGCCGTAGCCGGTAACGATGATTGGATTACACATAAAGAATCACCTGATCCAAAGGTATTACCTAATCTTCCTGGTTATCATGTTTTAATTAGACCAGTTGCAATTAGAGAAAAAACAAAAGGTGGTATTTTATTGCCCGATAAATTTAAAGATGATGCTAGATACTTAACAACTATTGGTCGTGTTTTAAAAGTAGGTGAACTTGCCTATGCTGATAGAGATAAGTTTAAAGGTCGAGCATGGTGTAAGCCTGGTGACTATGTTGTTTATGGTAAGTATCAAGGTGATAAATTCTTTTACAAAGGTATTAGAATGTTGTTGTTGTTTGATGACCAAGTATTAATGGTTATTCCAGACCCAGCTGATCTTGATCCTAATTATTTGGATATCAATAAGTAATACTATATAATCAGCTTATTGACGTAATCGTAACTCGTAACTACGGAGAAAAAATGAACGAAGAAAACAAAACACAAGACGATGGCTATCAAGAGGTAGACATCTCAAACCCACAACCAGAACAACAACCAGAGCAACAACAAGCTGAAGCTCCTGTTAAACAAGAGCCTGAATATGTTGTTGAGGGTTTAAATGCTTTGGATGATAAAAAACCAGAACCGGAAGTTGAAATTGAAACTACAAACGATGAAGCTACTAAAGAGCTTGACGGTATAGAAACTGAAGGGGCTAGAAAAAGAATTAACAGATTAGTAAAGCAACGAAAAGAAAAAGAAGAAAAGTTATTAGTAGCTGAACAACAAATACAAAAACTTCAAGAACAATTAAATTCTCAAGATAAAAAATTAAAAGATACTGAGATAGCTAGCCTTACAAATCAAGAAAAAAGTTTGCAGCAACAACTTAAAAATTCTGAAGAATCTTATAAATCAGCTTATGACTCGGGCGATAAAGATAAAATGTTAGAAGCACAGAAAGCTATTGCTGATGCTACAACAAAGTTGCAGTTCGTTGATGCAAAAAGATGGTATCAACAAGACCAACAAAACAAACAAAAACAAGAACAACCCCAACAACAACAAACTCAACAACGAATTAAACCAAATAGTTTAGCTATTGAGTGGAAAGAAGATAATGAATTGTGGTTCCAAAAAGATCCTATTATGACTCAAGGTGCTTTGGTGATAAATCAACAACTTTTACAAGAGGGCTTTGATCCAAACACTAAAGAGTTTTATAATGAGGTATCGAGGAGAATTAAAAAAGAATTTCCTCACAAGTTCGGAGAGCAGGATGATCCGATAAAACCTGCTCAAGTGGTGGCTGGAAAGTCACGTACTTCGGCCTCGTCTAAAGGCAAGATACGATTATCTCAAGAAGATGTTCGTCTTGCTAAAAAGATGGGAGTACCACTTGATGTGTATGCTAAAGAAAAAGCCAAGGTCGAGAAGGCCGGCGATGACTACACTACTGTAAATATTTAACGTGGATAACGAAAGGTAATAATTGATTATGACTACATCAAAAACAAATGACGTAAAAGTGACTCGTGCGACACAAACTACATCTCGTAGACAAAGAGGTGTATATGAGAAAAAGAATTGGTTAAAGATACCTGAAGATGTAACTAAACGATTTGCAGAAAAGGGTCTTACCCTTAGATGGATCAGAGTTTCTTTAAAGGGTCAATATGATGATCAGAACGTACAGGAAAAACAATTTGAAGGATGGGATTTTGTCCGACCTGAAGATGTTCCTGAATTAAGTGCTGGTTTCCAAAACCAATCTGTTGGTAGTCTTGGTAAGCTTGTTATCCGTGGTGATGTAGCTTTAGCAACAAACACTATAGAAAACCAAGAGGGGTATAAGAAACATGTAAATGATTTCACACAATCCCAAACTGATGCAATCAACAGACAGCTTATGAGCAAGAACGATCCTCGTATGCCAATCTCTAACAATAGTCGATCAAAAGTTACCACAGGTAGACCTACACACTTTGATAAATAAAGGGTGTCGGTTAAAATTTAACTTAAACACTTACTTTTGAAGGAGGAAGAGATGGCAACATCGAAAAACTTTAGAGGACTCCAACCTTCTAGAATGCGTGGCGGTGCTTATAATACCAGTGGTATGAATGAGTATGGGGTTAAAGCAGCTCATGCGACTGCAATTTTCCAAGGTGACTTGGTAAAGATTGTTAGTGGCAAGGTGCATAAGGTCTCAGCCGCAACGGATATAGTTGCAGGAGTTTTTATGGGTGCTAATTGGACTGATCCAAATACAAAGCAACCAACCTTTAATAACTACTTTCCAGCAGGACAAGTTCATCACGGACAAGGCGAAGCAAAAGCCCTAGTCATTGATGATCCAAATGCTACATTTGAAATTCAAGCAGGCGCTTCAGTGGCAGACACTCAGCTTCACTTGAACATGGATGTATCATTAAGTGCTGGATCTACAATCACAGGTATGTCTGGATTTAGCTTAAAAGGCGGATCAGGCTCTGTTCAAGCAAAGACTTTAAGACTTTTGAGAAGGTCTACGTTACCGGGTGAAGCCGCAACTGATGCATTCCCAAATATTGAAGTTAAAATTAACCAGCATAGAGATCACTACGGACTTGGTTCCACGGTCTCGATTGCCAACTTAGCATAGGAGGGAATATATTATGGCTATAAATAGAGGTAATATTGCTAAACAGCTCCTTCCTGGATTAAACGCAGTCTTTGGATTGGAGTATGGCTCAATAGAGGACGAACACGTTCCTTTGTTTGAGATTGAAAACTCGGATAGAGCTTTTGAAGAAGAAGTTCTTTTCACTGGTTTTGGTGAAGCACCGACTAAATCAGAAGGTGCAGCGGTACAGTATGATTCTGCTTCAGAATCGTTCACAAGCCGTTACTCACATGAAACCGTAGCTCTTGCTTTCGCAGTAACTGAGGAAGCAATGGAAGATAACTTGTATGATACATTTGCAAAAATTCGTGCAAGAGGTCTTGCTAGAGCAATGGCTACTACTAGACAAGTAAAAGCCGCAAATGTGTTTAACAATGGTTTTAACGCAAACTTTGCTGGTGGAGATGGAGTCGCATTCTTCTCTAACAGTCACCCTGTCGTGGGTGGTACTCAAGACAACTTACTAGCTGCTTCAGATCTTTCTGAAACAACACTAGAAACTGCCTTGATTGCTGTTCAAAATACACAAGACGACAGAGGTATCTTAACTGGTACACGTGCAGAATCTTTGCACATACCACCAAACCTACAGTTTACAGCTGAGAAAATATTAGCTAGTACACTATCTACAACTCCTGTTCATTTTGGTTTTGCATCAAATGGAACTGGACCAACTAACAAAGATGGTGTAACAAACGTCAATGACGTTAATGCTATACGTTCTATGGGTATGCTTCCTAGAGGCTACTTTGTAAATCATAGGTTTACAGATACCAATGCGTACTTCATTAAAACCGATGTTCCAAATGGAGCTAAAATGTTCGTAAGAGCACCATTAGCTACAAAGATGGAGCCAGACTTTGATACTGGTAACTTGAGATTCAAAGCTAGAGAAAGATATAGCTTTGGTTTCAGTGACTGGAGATCTTATTACGGTTCTGCGGGAGCATAATCTAACTAGTAAAGGGGGTCTTAACAGACCCCTTTTATTTATAAGGAATTAAATATGGCAACAAATATAAAAACAATATTCGCAACATCTACATCTACGATAGATTCAATTCCGGGTAGACTTAGAGGATATAGCATAGTAAATGGTATGGCTTCAGCAACTGATATTGTATTAAGAGATGGTGGTGCTGCTGGATCAATTATTATGAAACAAAGACTAATTGCTGGTGGTTCGTCCGACCAATATATTGAAGATGCGGGTATTCGTTACGAAACAAATTTACACGTAACTATGAATGCAGGAGTTAGTGTAGCTGGTACTTTTTTTGTAGGATAGCGCATGGCTGTTCGTAAGAAAAAGAAAGGCATGGGTATAAAGTCCAGTGTTAAGTCTGGTAACTTTAGACCAACTAAACAAGGCGCAGGTATGTCGGCTAAAGGTGTAGCTGCTTACCGTCGTGCTAATCCTGGTTCTAAATTAAAAACTGCTGTTACTGGTAAAGTCGCAAAGGGTAGTAAATCTGCGAAAAGAAGAAAGTCATTTTGCGCACGATCTGCGGGTCAAGCCAAGATGCATAATGTTAACTGTCGAAAGACACCTAATAAAAGAATCTGTCAAGCAAGGAGGAGATGGAAATGTTAGATATAAATATGATATGGGAAAAAATAAAAGAGAAAGTTAAATGTACCGAGTGTAAAAAACATTGGTACATAGCCGCAATAGTTGGTTTACTATTATGGTGTTGGATATTCTAAACTATGACTGATAAAGATTTAACAGATCTTAAACTTGAATTAACACGTCACATTGAACGTGAGGCTCAGTTACGTGAAGATGTATCTGAACTTAAAACAGATATGGGTTGTGTTAAAAAATCTATCTTTCAAGTTAAATGGTTAGTCATCGGTGCTGTATGTGCTACAGTTGTTATGCAATCAGGAGCAACATCAGTTATTGCAAAGATACTTGTAGGTATTTAATGTGGTAATAAGTCGTGCTAATATAGGACAACAAGTAACAAAACCACCAAGCAAGAAAAAGAAACGGAGGAAATGTGCAAGTAACAAAAAACGTAATTAAATTTAATAACTTACTAGTTAAAATTCCACAAGCTACAAAAAGAGTGTGGGACTTATCAGAGAATAGATGGGGTTACAGATATGACAAAGCTATGTCCTAGAGGTAAAGCTGCTGCTAAACGTAAGTTCGCCGTCTATCCTTCAGCTTATGCAAATGCTTATGCATCTAAAGTTTGTGCTGGTAAAGTAAAAGGACCGAGTGGTAAAAAGAGAAAAGATTTTAGAGGACCAAAGCCTAGTAAAGCTGCTGGTGGTAAGATTAAATTAAAGAATGGTGGCATAGCTCGTAGTTGTGGTAAAGTTATGAACAACCGTCGAAAAGTAACTAAGTACAGATAGATGGCTAAGAAAGGTTTAAAGACTTGGTTTAAAGAAGATTGGGTTGATATATCTACTGGTAAAAAATGTGGTCGTAAATCAGCTAAGTCGTCAAAAAGAAAGTATCCAGTCTGTCGCCCAAAAGCAGTAGCTAATAGAATGTCTGCTGGACAAAAATCTTCAGCAGTCAAAAGAAAAAGATCTAAGACTAACGTTGGACCAAAGCCTACATCAATACGATATCCGATTAGTGCAAGTGGTCGTAAACAAAAAGTCAAAACTAAACGAAGGAGCTAGACGACGATGATTGATCCATTAACAGCTTTTGCAGCATTAAAGACTGCTAGTTCGGCTATATCCTCGGCCGTAAAAGCTGGTAGAGATTTAAGTACATTAGTTTCACCCATAACAAAACTAGCAAAAGCAGAAGCTGAATTAAGTTTTGCAGCAGAAAAAAAGGGTGGTATACTTGGGAAATTAACAGGAACTGAGCAGACAGCAATCGAAGCTCACTTTCGAAAAGAGGAAGCCAAACGTATTCGTGATGAAATGCGTGAGTTGTTTTTATTGTTTGGTTCTCCGGGACAGTGGGAAAGACTACAAAAAGAAATTGCTAGTGAAAGAGTTCGTAGAAAACAAGCTTTAAAAGCATTAGCAGAAAAGAAACGTCGACTTAAAAATACAATTATAATAATTGTATCTGTTGTGGCGGCGGTGATAATATTAACACTTGAAATAATGTACTTACAAGGAGCACTATAAAATGGTAATGATAAAAAAAAGAAAGACAGTAAAAGGTAAGCTAGGTAATACCAGACCTAAAGATACCGACTTTAAAGCAATTGCAAACAGAAACAAAAAGAAAAAGACTACAACTAAAACAGTAAAGAGTAATAGACCTACTGATGCTAGAACTAAATCTCTTAGAGCAGCTTTAAAAGGGAAACAAATAGTTGCGGGCAAAGTAGGTAAGGGAAGTCGAGTTAACCAAGCTTTCCTTGGGGGATCTGCAAGACAGACAGTTAAACCTAAACCAAAGAAAACTAAAAGAGTTCTTGATAAAGCTGTAAGAAGAGCTGAGCCAACTAAAAAAGCAAAAGTAAGAAAAGCTATGGATAAGATTGCAATAGGCGATCAATACGGTAGACCTTTTGGTATGAAAGCTGGTGGTAAAACATCTAAGTACAGAATGAAAGGTGGAGGTAAGACTTCCAAGTATATGGCAAGAGGTGGTAGAGCCAAGTAGTGTCGTATACGATTTCTAATATCCCACACTTTAAGTGTTGGGTGAGGAAAGAGTTCACACATAACCACGAGAAATACCAAGGAGAGTTTCTCCATGCTTTGGCTTTTGCAGTGTGCACTATCCCAGATCGTTGTTTGAGTTTTCAAGTTGTGTTTACAGGATGTGGCGAAGACCACCCTAATCCCCACGGTGGAGCTATGTGGGCACGTATACCAATAACTTCTTTAGTGGGGGACACACCGTTCGATGAATGGCCACCAAACATACAGACTCATTTAGCCCAACCTTGGGACTGCTCCAGTCGTAATCATGCCATCATCAGAATGGATCGAATTAGTTCAAGTCCGTGGTTGTGTAAAATAGCAGATGAGTTCTATAATGGTAAGTATATGTTTACGGTTGACTATACCGACAGTTATATATCGGATGATCCAGCACAACACAAACAATCACATGTGTTGGAATTAACATCGGGTCCGTATAAAGGTTGTATAGTAGCACTACCAAACAATCGTGTACGTGTAACCAATCCTGCACTATGGGTTGTTGGAGAAGGACCACCAGACTTTGTACCGTCACAGTGGGAACACTCCGCAGAACAACACGATAGTTATATGGACTGGGAAACAACATTTAATAATTTGTATTCAGATAAGGATAAGAAAAAATGACAGACTTTGATAAAAATATAAAAGAAGCTATTAAAAAATATAAAAGCAAAACACCAGAACAAAAAGCTAAAGAAAAAAAAGATTTAAAAAAACGAAAAGATGCAATGAAATCTACTCCAAAAGAAAAAAAATTAGTAAAAAAAATTAATAAATTTCTTAAAGAGGGCAAACCAACAAGAGGTGGTGGAGTTGGAGGTGGTGTCCCTCGTACCCCTGAAGACATGTTAAACATTCGTTCACCAGGAAGAAAAAAACCACTTATGGCTGGTGGTGGTAAAGTTAAAAGTAAATTCTTTACTGGAGGAACAGTCAACCCATCATACGGAACTGACTTCGATGATAGATAAGGATAAGATATGAGTAGTGAAATTGAAAAAGAAAGAAAATCTAGGGACGATAAATTAAATAAAATTGAAAAAGAAAGAAAAACTAGAAAAAATAGAATTAAACAAAGTAAAACACATAAATTTTATATAGATCCTCCTTATGCACAACATGATGGTTATGGTCCTGAAATTAAACCTGAAAATTCAAGAATAGGTAGACAACTAAAAGTAGGGAAATATAAACGTAAAGTTAAAGAAAAAGAAACTATAGATAGATTTAAAAATAAGTTAAAAAATTTGTTTAAAAAGGATTCTAAAGCTCGTGGTGGTAAAGTTAAATACAATGTTGGTGGTATAGTTAATCCATCATTCTCAAATAAATTTAGAGGGTAAACATGGCAACTTCAGGCACAACAACATTCAATCTAGATATAGCTGACGTAATTGAAGAAGCTATGTCTATGTTAGGTGGTGAACAGACTCTAGGGTTTGAACCATTAGAAGCACGACGTACACTTAACCTTCTCCTTATCGATTGGATGAACCGTGGTATATTACTATGGAAACAAAACATTGCTACATTAGATATTACAAGTGGCACAGCTAAATATACATTACCCACTTCACTTATAGATATAACTGAACTTGTCCATAGAACTGTTAGTGGCTCAACAGATACAGACTTAGCTTTATCTCGAATCACAATGGAAGCTTATCAAAGAATTACAAACAAAACACAAACAGGTAGACCGACACAATATGCTGTTAATAGATTAAGAGATGCAGCAGAATTATATTTGTGGCCTACTCCAGATGCTACGACTACAGGTGGCACACCATTATTATCATATTTTAGTTTTAATAAAGTAGAAGACGTAACTAAATCTAATCAAGATGCAGACATACCATTCAGATTCTTACCGTGCTTATCAACTGGTCTTGCCTATAAGATGTCTATTAAAAGACCAGGCATTACGTCAGAACGAGCCAGTATGTTAAAACAGATGTATGAAGAAGAACTAACCTCAGCAATGTATGCTGATAAAGAAAGGGCGAGTCTTTTGATTAAGCCATCGTTTAGGTTATAATGGCAAGAGGTAAGTATGCATACTTTATCTGCGATCGATCAGGATTTCGATTTAGATACTCTGAACGAATCAAAGAGCCTACGGGATTAGTTGTTGGAGCTTCGGAAACGGATGGGCGATATAATATTCAAGATCATCCGCAGAACAAAACTCCAAGAATTGATGACAATGAAAACTTGAGGGATGCACGTCCAGATACTGTACTAGCTACAACTGGTGATGCTGGGTGGAGTCCTGATGATTCAACATTTACAAAGAGAGGTAACTAAAAATGGCCATAACACAAGCTGTATGTAATTCCTTTAAGTCGGAAGTTTTACAAGAAGGGCATCAGGTTAAAACTGATACCTTAAAGATAGCTTTATTCACAAGTGTAGCTTCATTATCTGCGGGTACGGCTGCGTACTCAACGTCTAATGAAGTTGTATCAAGTGGTGGATATGCTCCTGGAGGTGGTACACTAACTGGTGTAACTATTTCACTAGGTGCAACATCTGCTTCTGGTGGAACAGCAATTATTGATTTTGCTGATATATCTTTTACAAGTACAACATTCTCAGCTAGAGGAGCATTAATATATAATTCATCTAATAGTAATAAAGCTATTGCTGTCTTAGACTTTGGGTCTGATAAAGTATCAACTAACGGTACATTTACGATTTCATTCCCAGCTGCTGCTGCTGCCACTGCTATTATCACACTATCGTAGTCCATAGGTAATCAATAATGACTGTGATTACCAGTGGATACGGTAGAAATACTTGGAACTCAGGTGCATGGAACCGTAGTGTTGTAGATCGATCGGTTACGGTAACAGGAGTTTCACTATCCACTACTGTTCGTTCCGTAGCAGTAACTATTCCGGGCACGGCTTTTGTAACTAACGCAGGAATAAGTTTATCTCTTCGTAATGTAACCACAGCAGCTAATGCTAATGTATCTGTCACCAGAGCAAATATAGGATTTAGTTTACGATCAGCAATAGTCGAAGTTATTAAAACACATAATGTTACAGGGGTAGCATTAGTAACTACACTTCGTAGTTCAACTATTACAAGTAGTCCAAAAGTTATTCCGTCCCAAGTCATCGGATCATTTAGTCTTGGAACTCCTTTTATTAAAGCAGGTATTGATGTTGATGTTACTGGAGTAACAAGTGAATTTGACACAGGTAACGAAAGCTCACAAGCTGGAGCTAACCCAGTAATATACAATGGTGGTAAGACATTTAAAGTAACGGTTGTAAATGTAGGAGGAGCTAACAAATATTTTATAGACGGTAGACAACAGTACGGTTTAAATTTAGTTAAGGGTCGTGGATTATATACCTTTGATCAATCTGATAGTTCTAATGATGGTCATCCATTACGATTTTATTTAGATGCAGCTAGAAGTACACTTTTTTCAACTAATGTTTATACAGAAGGAACTCCGGGTAATGCTGGAGCTTATACTTCAATCTTTGTTGTAAATAGTGGACCAACTACGTTATACTATCAATGTAGTGCACATGCAAATATGGGAGGTAAAGCAAACTTCCAACCAGTAATTAGAACAAGAGTTATATCGCCAAACATAAACGGTGATGGTAACTTGGTATTAACAGGAGTTAGTGCTAGATTTAGAACACACATAAGAGGAATATGGACACCGAAAGTTTTTGCTGGTGGTTCTGAAATATGGAAGGCTAAGAAGATATGAGTATAACATACAACCAATTAGTAAACAGAATCAAAACAACAAGTGAAGATACCAGCACAGAGTTTGTTGGAGACATCCCAGCTTTTATAGAAAGAGCTGAAGCAAGACTAACTAGAGAAATAGATTCATATGGTGTCGTACAATATGCAACATCAAATACGGTTATTGGAGATCCGTTTATTACTAAACCATTAAACACCTTAATTATTAAAAATTTAAATATTATAAAGTCTGACGGTACACGTATTAATTTATTACAAAAGACCGATGAATATTTAAATGATTATTGGCCACAACGAACAAGTACAGGAGTGCCTAGATATTATGCCAACTTTGGCTTTGATAATTTACTGATAGCTCCCACACCAGTGTCGGCCTATGATTGTGAAATGTCTTATATTGTCCAACCAACAGCAGCAACCTCAGTGCACCAAGAGAATTTCTTTACCAAATATTGTTCTAATGCATTGTTTTATGCTAGTATGAAGGAAGCTTGTATGTTTATGAAAAATTACTCTGCGGCTCAGATTTGGGAACAAGAGTATCAACGAGCCTTTACTGACTTATTAAATGAAGCCAGAAGGACAAGACAGGATGATATGAGAAATAATGCCTCACCAGCTGGAGGCGATAATACATTAGTAAAAGGAAGTAATTAATTATGCCTAGTAGTTATACAACAAGATTAAGATTAGAGAAACAAGCTGATGGCGAAAATGCAAACACTTGGGGTGATCGTCTTAACCAACAAGTTATTGACATGGTTGACGAAGCCATTGGTGGTGTAGTCGTTGTCAGTACAACAGGAGCCACAACATCATTAACAGCCTCTAATGGCTCGGCTGATCAGTCTCGTAATGCTGTATTAAGAATTGAAGGAACATTGGGGTCAAACTCTACGATTGTAGTTCCTAGTGTTGAAAAGTTATACGTTGTTGATAACCAAACAACAGGTGGTACATACACCGTTAAATTAAAAACAGCCGTAACAACAACAAATGTTATTGCCCCTCGTGGTGGTTCAAAGTTTATTTATTGTGATGGAAAAAATGTACATAATTCTGTAGACCCAGTTGGGGTCAGTGCTTTATCTACAGAGGGTGGTGCCGTTGGTCCTATTACAGTGGGTGGTACGGTATCGGCTACGGCAGTTGCAGCTACTCGTATGACTGCTACAAGTATTTCAAGCTCAGTCACAGATACTACCAAGTTATTTGCAACAACAGCTATATCCGTTAGTGCTGTTGATTCACTGGGTAAACAATTAAGAATTACAAAGTCGGCTGTAGCTGACATTGTTTCATTAACTGATGCATCAACGATCTCAGTAAACTTTAACAGTGGTCAGAACTTTGATGTTCGATTAGGTGGTAGTAGAAATCTCGGTGCTCCAACAAATGTTCAATCTGGACAGACAGGAAGCTTCTTTATACGACAGGATGGTACTGGATCAAGAACTTTATCATTTAATGCTGCTTACGATTTTGCTGGAGGCACGGCTCCGACATTGACAACGACAGCTTCTGCCGTTGACCGTATTGACTACGTTGTGTTATCGAGTTCTAGTGTGCATATGGCGGCATCACTAGATGTTAAATAATACAAGAGGTATAAATGGTATTTCAAAATAATGTTCTTTTAGGTGCAAGTGGATCAGGCACAACCACATACTCTATAGATCAATCAATTAGGTTTAATGACAATGATAGTCCTTATTTAAGTAAAGCATTTAGTGGTGCTGGAGATTTACAAAAAGCCACTATGTCTTGTTGGGTAAAAATGGGGAATATAAGCACTAGCAAAGGGATATTTACTTTTATATCAGACAAGCCTTTGGAATTAGATTCTAACAATAATTTAAAAGTTCATGCATTTGGTTCAAATAGATTAATAACGGATAGAGAGTTTCGTGATCCATCAGCTTGGTACCATTTTGTTCTTTCGATTGATTCTACTCAAGCAGTTGATACAGAAAGAATTAGGCTGTATGTCAACGGACAAAGAGAAACAAGTTTTAGTACAGAAAGTTATCCATCACAAAACACAAATGGAAGTTGGTGGTCTAGTAATTATTTTCAAATTGGAAGAACTTATGGAACAAGTAATTATATGGACGGATATCTTGCTGAGATTGTTTACATTGATGGAACTGCACTAGACCCATCTAGCTTTGGTGAATACAATTCATCTAATATCTGGATTCCCAAAGATGTAAGTGGTCTGACATTTGGCACTAATGGTTTTCATATTGATGGTAGAGATAGTGCTGACCTTGGAGACGATGAGTCAGGAAATGGTAATGATTTCACAGCAAGTGGACTTAGTTCTGATGACCAAGTAGCTGACTCACCTACAAATAATCATGGA